GCTGGACCCAGTACAAACAATATCTCTTCGCTACGCGAATCCGAGCGTTTTTATTTGTACGGGAAATTTAACCGCCGAACAGTCATACTAATAAACTATTCTGTATTTATAGACTCTTCAGTCTCTTCGTTCACTACACCCAAAGGCGTGGAAATACATTTTGTTTTTGTGTGGTAAACCTTTTCAGGTCGAGGCCCTCTCACCACCATGTGTTCCTGTTTTCAGGAAGCCCTCTTTTTGAACCGTTATCTCGTTTCGTACAGACTAATCTGCGCCATACGACAGTTCATTAATTTTTATCCCAAAATTAAAAATGGATTTCTTTTAATACAAAAGAATAAACTAAAGGAATGCCGCACCCAACCTCCCAACTGCCCTTATTGCAGGAACTTGACGTGTCAAATAATTTGCACCATCCATTATCATCTTAAAAATGCCACTAGGACCAACCTGATTTCTCAAAAGCTGGTTCTCAGGTCGAAGGGCATTTTGGACCATCTCAAACCCACGCATATCAGTCTCAGAATAAGTCATTCCACGAATTATCGTACCATTAATCTCAAATAGAGTTACCACCTCCCACTCAAAGAGTGATGAGGCAACAGCAGAAGCTATTAACATCCCCATATAATGATTTGTATATGTACCTATAATTGGGTCAACAGCCATATCAAGTTCAAGTTGTTGCGTAGGAGTATACACAAGATCAGTCCAATTTCGAGTTACAGGAGCACGAAAATAAGACTCATATGAAGAAACCTGGGCTGCAGTGAGACCACTTAGGGATGCGTGGTTTGGCTCCTCCACACAATGGATAATCCCACCCATGTTCATCTCAGAACCAGCATACCGAATACGTATACCACTACCAACAACACGATAATTTATCGGAGCAACAAGTTGGGAAACAGCGTATCCAGTATTTAAAGACAAAGGAGTTATCCAAGTCGCAAGAGCAGCTCCAGTATCCAGAGTTGGAAAACCAGGAACAACAGCAGTTGCATTTGACACAAAAATAGGACAATTTGAATTATTAGTGACTAAGTAGTTATTTGCGGCCCGCTGTGGAGCAAAAACAATAACACCAGTTCCATCGGTTGAAGTCAACATTGTTCCACGAGCAAAGGATGAAAACCGCAAAGTTTTCAAAGTAGGAAAATTGGGCAAACAAGGCAACTCATATTGACCTAGATGACCAAGACCCAAACTCTGATTCTGAGACGTTGCAGTTGCATCAACGAATGAGAATGGATTTACGATTCCAATCGCATACAATCTTGCACACTCGGACATTCCACCAAAACGCGCACCCGCAGCCCTTCCATTTCCATTTGGGCGATTTTTATTCATACCAGATCCTATCTGTCTATTTTCCATAGACTTTGGAGGACCAAGATAAGAAACAATTGCTCCAGGACCATATCCAGCACGGGATCTATTCCTTTGTTGAGCACGGCGAGCACGCGGGGCCGAATTCACAACTGCACGTTGAGGACGGCGAGGCAAACGAGGAGCCTGCGGAATCGCAGGAAGTGGATATCCACTTCTATTTCTCGCTGTTGCCAAACTCTGCAACCATGCAGATTCTCTCTGTTGGGGTGTCAATCCCCTACGCTTCGGCGCGGACATAAACGATCTCTTTCTATTGTTCTTAACCATCATCCTAATACCCTGGGTTGTTAAAATTTTCCATGTAGGTCTAATCCAAACCATGAAAATTTTTAAAACCTTCCACCACCTACAAACCAGTGATATTGGAGATGCTCTCAAGAGCAAAGTTGGGCTGAGCAAAAATAGACTCAGCTTCCGTTCCTATCCAGAATCGATTAATAACTTCCTCACGTGATGGTAAACCACGTTTTCGTACGGAATTAAGAAAGGATCCTTGAACCGAAGTGTCACGCATAGCTGAAAATAACATATTATAAAGAATATCAAATAGTTCTATATCATTCCATGCGAGATGCATTAAAGCATAACATTTACTAACCTCATCATCGATACTGTGTTTATCGATGCAGGTTGTCATAGCGGCATAAATGCGGCTAGAATTAAAAGCAGGTAAATAAAAATCACCATGCTTAGTGCAAGTGGCGCCTAAAAATTGGACACCAATAGGTCCTTTTTGGACCACACAGGTATGTTTCTTGATTGTAAGACCAAAATGGCCATAAACATCAACCAAGATTTGTTTGAAACTTTCTAGAATTAAATCTAAATCCTTTCCTTCCCATATACACGGAAAAGTTGCTTGATTGTCATCGCCATATAGATCAGCATTATGATCATCGATGTTCGCAAAATTTCGCTTTTGAGCGTATATTTTAGTGTAATCTGAAATAATTTGGTGCATAATACAATTATCACCAGTGGTTGTTCCACTTCCGGAGTTATTACCCCAATCTTTCCAAATCACATCTCCATTTGGTAAAAGGAGATAGGAAGAAATAGTATTTGATATCATCCAATCATAAAACTTCTGAATGGACGGTGGTATTGTCAAACCACGACGTCGCAAATCCCAACATGCATTGAGAATGGGAATTAAACGGTCCCACCCTGAAGCATCTAAAGTGTACCAAATGAGAGACTCTGGATCATCACCATGAGCCATTATCATACGATGATAACCCCCGTACTGGAATGTTATTCCATAACGAATGTCACCAGGTTGATATTTTTTTATATTCTCATCAGCACACCCAAAAACTTTTTGCCAAAATAGCAAATGCATTGGGGGTATTATAAAAGTTCTTATCTTGTTTTCATTAATGATATCTTCAATAGCTAGATACTCGTGTTTCGGAGAAACACGCCACCAACAAAGCATGTCAAAAGGATGCCAAACCAACTCATAAAAGTCGGGATCCATCAAAACATCGCCCTTAGTCTTATATCCTGCAGCAGTGAAATGAAAGGTTGCGGACCTATTCAAAACAAAAGAAGGAGCATAATTGATTGGAGTTGTTAAACACCAACCCAATTTAGACCAAGACATTTCAATTGCATCGTCAAAAATCTTTGGATCAAAACCGGAAGTTAAACCATGTTTTGCATCCATTTTATACACTGATTTCCACACATTATCATCATTCGCAAGTACACCCCCAAAATCTAGGGAACGAACAAAAGATAAATCGCCATAGTCTTTCCAAAAATCAGAAAGAGGTTGGTGCATAAATGTGGAACCGAGTGGAATCTCATAACTTGTAGAACAGAATGGAGTAAAAAATTTATATTCCTTACGACAAGTTTGCGATTTTATTGATTTTTTAACATCATAAAGCAAAAGGTTTCGACCACTTTCAGGGTCATGAACAACCAGTGCTTCTAATTGAACTCTTTTATCAGAGGAAGCGACATCGTACAAAAGCACGGTATCACCAGTTTTACAAACCTCACCAGCCTGGGCTTTGCTGGGAGGTTCTAGTTTAAAGTAACCCTAACGTCCCTGCCACCATAAGCAAGGAGGGCTCTAATTCGATTTATGGTTGATAACGAAAACATATGCCCAACGTTAACAACCCTGTTCCCTTGAATGGATCCATAAGCGTGTATAGCAATACACGATCCACTATCCTGTCCACTTGAAGTTAAAACAGGACTTCCACAATTTCCTGGAACAGTCTCACAAACGTAATCAACTTGGTCACCACGGCGACCAGCAACACACTGACCAACAGTGTTTTTGGTATCAAAGTGGCGGACTATTGTCACAGCACCACCCGCCCATTCAGTAGCAGTTGCATTCAACGTATCAACATCTGAAGCTATTTGAGCAACAGGAATTATCATAAAAGGACCACAAATATTGTAGGTGAGGGCATTCAAATAAACCTTCTTTCCACCAACAACCACATGAGAGGTGGCTTCACTTTTAAAATCGGCAATTGGAGCAATCCAAGCCGTATAAGCATTATCTCCACGAAATCGAATTTTCGTTAGGCAAAAATTGTAAACAGATTTGCCATCATGGTCCCGAAAGACAGAGATCGAATACTTCTTGCCAAGTTCATGACCCCGATAGTCAGGATTGGCACGCTCTTCCATTTTCGACGTCTGATGCACAAAAAGACGATGTTTCAACAAAAATTCCTTTGTTGGAAAAGAGAGCTCACACAAATCACAATGAAAGATGTTCTGAACATCGTAAAGTGACTCCTCAACTGGGCGCCGCAAAATTGTCACTGGAGGGACAAATAATTGGGGACCAGGGAGAGGATAAACAACCTTCGGATTTGAACCGGGCATTG